CGGCGCGGCCCATGCGGGCATCGTCGAACAGGCCGCGCATCGTCTGGCGCGCCTGGCCCACCATTTTCTGGACCTGGCGGCGGCGCTGGCGCGAGATGCTGTGCATCAGGGCATCGGCGCGATCGGGCGGAGGGAGAGCGGCACGCCGGCACCGGCGGGCCGGCCCGCGCAGTTCGCCCGCCACGGATGCAGGCAGCGCGGGCGCGACCCGGTCCGCCTCGTATCGGCCGCCACGCGCCTCGTCGATGATCACGAAGGGAGCGGCGCAGCCATGCACCTTGGCAAGGTCGTCAGCCGTCGAGATGACGAAACGCGTGCGCCAGAACGGATGATCGAACCACGATCCGCCGAATCCGCAAATGAACATGCCGAGCTTGACGTGTTCGGGAGGGACATGGCGGATCATGCGCCGCAGATTGCGTGGCGCGCCTTCCCGCCAGCCTAAGGCGGGCTTCAGGAAAACCCGCAGAAACATGGTTAAACGCGACGAGTGGTTGCCCCGGCGGCGCCGGCGTGGTGATAGCGTGGCATGAGCCACCCTGCCGACCTTGCCATCCGCCTGCGCCGCGCCGCCTTCAACCAGGCCCTGGCCGAGGCCGACCTGGCCGCGATCGGGCCATTGCTGGCGCCCGACGTGGTGCTGGTGACGGGCAGCGACAGCGCCGTGCTGGCCGGGCGCAAGGCGCAACTCCAGGCCTGGAAACGCGAGTTCGCCGCCAGCCCGCGCAGCATCTATCTGCGCACGCCGGGAACGATCGAGGCATCAGCGGTGGAGCCGATCGCCCTGGAGCAGGGAGAGTGGCAGGGCCGCCACGCCGATAGTGGCGCGGTTTACGCCAGCGGACGCTATTGCGCCAAGTGGCGCCACAGCGATGCAGGCTGGGTCATCGTGGCCGAGATCTTCGTAACCATGGCCTAACGGCGGGCAGGTTCGGGCGCGACGACCAGGCCAGCAGCCAAGAAGCGACCATCAGGACCGGTGCGGGCCGGCGACCAGATTTCCCATGCCCGGCGCAGCAGTGCCCCGGCATTGGCATTGGCGGCATAGCCGAAGCGATGCTGCCGGCCATCGGGCAGGCTGGCACAGAACCAGCTCCACCCCGGCGGGAGGCCGGGGCACGGCTGGGCGCGATTCGAAACCGACATGGTGCACCCGGGGAGGACGTGACAGGGAACGTGCCACGCGACTAGAGGATTTTTCCTTTTCTTGAATCGGCGCTTAGGAATTTTTGCGCGGATTCGGCGCTAGTTTGGCTGGATATTTAGGATTTTTCCTATACCGCAATGTCCTCGCGATGCTTTGCTTGATCGCCTTGGAGGCACGCCCCTGACCTAGCGATCGACGGCGGAAATTCGCGCTCAACCAACTGATCTCGAACCGTGACCCGTCGCTGAGGGCATGCTCTGTCGATGGACAGCAGGCCCAAGCACGACCCACCGCGCGCCGCCCCCAGGCATGCCATGAAGGAAAAATCCTGATGTCTGAGACCGCTGATTCCGCCGCCATCGCCGCTGCCGTAAAGGTTTCGCTGGCCGGGCTGACCTGGACAGAGCGAACCACCTATCGCGCATTGGTCGAGGCGGCAGAGGCGGGGCTGCCCTGCCCCAGCAACATCGATATCGAGATGCTGTGCGGCTATAACTCGTGCTCGATGGGGCCGGTCATGGTCAAGCGCCTGGAACGCAAGGGCTTTATCAAGGTGGAGCGGTTCCAGCGCTTTCGCATCGTGGAAATCGTGGCGACGGGCGCACGCACCGCGCGCGCGGCCAACATGCGCGCCGACCTGCCGCACATTCCCAAGGGCACGCATAGCGGCGGCCGCAGCCTGCCGACCAGTGCGACACCGCGGCCCAGCGATCGCAAGCCGTACCAGGCGGGCAAGGTGCTGGGCTGATGCCGCGCCCGCGCAAGGCGATGCGCGATCGCGCGCTGGAAGACCTGCTGCTGGCGGGACTCGCCGAAGGCCTGACGCTGCGCAAGCTGTGCCGGCGGCATCACATTGCCCCTGCCCTGGTGCAGCGCTGGCGGCTGGAGGACCGCGACTTTGCCCGGCGCTTTGCCCTGGCGCGCGAGGCCGGGTTCGAGGCCATTGCCGAGGAAACCCTAGAGATTGCCGACGATGATGCCGGTGACGTGACCTGCAAGGAAAAGGCCGACGGCACCGTGGCCGTGGCCAAGAACCCCGACAACGTGGCGCGGGCGCGGCTGCGCGTGGAGACGCGATTGAAACTGCTCTCCAAATGGGCACCGGGGAAATACGGCGAAAGCACCGAGCCGGGCCAGGGCCAGGACTGGAGCGAGCGGCTGGCCGCGGCGCGGGCGCGGGTTTTGAAAGGGCGGTGATGGCAAAAAGGGCGGCAGCAGCAAGCGATCTGGCCGAAGCGATCGGCGCGTTCACCCATGATCCGCTGGGCCATGCCCTGTTTGTCTATCCCTGGGGCCAGGGGCCGCTGGCAGGCATGACCGGACCGCGCCGCTGGCAGCGCGCGGTGCTGGACGAGATCGGCGCGCATCTGGCCGATCCGGCAACGCGCCACACGCCGCTGCGCCTGGCGCGGGCATCGGGCCATGGCATCGGCAAATCGGCGCTGGTCGCCATGATCGTCAAATGGGCGCTCGATACCTGCCCCGATACCCGCGTATTGGTGACGGCGAATACCGAAAGCCAGCTGGACACCAAGACCGCCCCGGAAATTGCCAAATGGGCGCAGATTTCGCTGACCGCGCACTGGTTTGCCCAGACGCGGCGCGCGCTGGCCTCGACCGCGCCGGGACGCGGACCATCGTGGCGCGCCGACCTGGTGACCTGGAGCGAGCACAACACCGAAGCCTTTGCCGGCCTGCACAACATGGGCCGGCGGATCGTGCTGATCTTTGACGAGGCATCGGGCATTGCCGACAAGGTGTGGGAAGTGGCGCTGGGCGCGCTGACCGATGCCGATACCGAGTTGATCTGGCTGGCATTTGGCAATCCCACGCAGAACACCGGTGCCTTTCGCGAATGCTTTGCCAAGCACCGCAATCTGTGGCGCACCGCCCAGATCGACGCGCGCACGGTGGAAGGCGTCAACACCGGCTATCTGGACGAACTGGTGGCGGCCTATGGCGCCGACAGCGACGTGGTGCGCGTGCGCGTACGCGGCGAGTTCCCGTCGAGCAGTTCGATGCAGTTCATTCCGCAGGATCTGGCCGAGGCGGCAAGACGGCGCCCGATCGTCCCCGGCCTGCCGACCGATCCGGTGATCTTTGGCGTGGACTGCGCGCGGTTTGGCGACGATGAAAGCGTCCTTGCCATCCGCAGTGGCCGCGATGCGCGCAGCCGGGCGTGGAAGAGCTGGCGCGGCGTGGATGCCATGCAGCTGGCGGGCGACATTGCCCTGGAAGCACAGCGCCACCGCCCTGATGCCATCTTTGTCGATGCCGGCAATGTCGGCGCGGCGGTGGTCGACCGGCTGCGCCAATTGCTGGGCGACATGCCGGTGATCGAGGTGTGGTTTGGCGCCAAGGGCCGCGAGGCGGAGCTGGAGCCGGGGGTGAGCGTGCCCACCGCCAACAAGCGCGCGGAAATGTGGACGCGGATGCGGGCCTGGCTGGGCCAAGGCGCTGTGCCCGACAGCGACCGTTTGCGCGACGACCTGATCGGGCCGACCTATTCCTTTGCTGCCGACGATACCCGCGTGCAGCTGGAAAAGAAGCCCGACATGAAGCGGCGCGGCCTGCCCAGCCCGGACTGGGCCGATGCCCTGGCCTGCACCTTTGCCGAGGCGGTGGGCCCGCGTGCCATGCCCGCCTGGCTGGAGCCAGAGGTGCGGGCAGACGATGGCGCCGGGCGCTATGGCGAGCTGGGTTGAGCGGCCCAGGCAGCGATTCAACCCCGCAGCGGGCCGCCATACAAGCACCATCATTCATGGAGGTGCCTAGATGTGCAGCACGCCCACCGTTCCCACCACGCCCGAGCGGCAGACCCTGAAACTGCCTGACCAGGGGGCGCCCGCCGGCGCCATGGACAATGCCCGCTGGCGGCGCGCGATTTTGGCCGGGATGGTGACTTCGCCCCTCGGGCTGACCGGCAGCGCGCGGATTACGTCCACCACGCTTGGCTCGGGAGGCACGCTTGGCTGATCCCAAATCGATCCGCGCCCATTGCGAGGCGCGCCTGGCGGGGATGAAATCCGTGCGCCAGGATTACGAGGCCGAGGCCGAGCAGATCGCCCGCTTTGCCCAGCCGGCGCGTTCACGCTTTCTGTCTGGCGGCAAGGACCGCTCGGGCGCGCGGCGCCGGCAGTGGAACCGCACGCTGTTCGATCCCCACGGCATCGAAGCGTTCCGCACGCTGACCAACGGCATGACCTCGGGCCTGTCGAGCGCATCGCGCCCGTGGTTCACGCTCAAGACCGCAGACGATGACCTGATGGAGGCCGATGGCGTTCGCGCCTGGCTTTCGGCGGTCGAGCGGCGGATCTATGCCTTTCTGGCATCGACCAATTTCTATGGCGCGGCCAAGGCCGGCTATGGCGAAATGGGCCTGTTCGGCACCGAAGCCTGCGTGATGGTGGAGCACCCGCACGCCGGCGCGGTGTGCCACGCGCTGACCTTTGGCGAATACTGGATCGCGCTGTCTGACGCGCTAGTGCCCGACACGCTCTATCGCACCTGCCCGATGAGCGTGCGCCAGGCCGTGGAAACCTTTGGCGAGGCTGTCTCGCCGGCCGTGCGCGCGCTCTATGACCGCAGCCAGTACGAAACTGTGGTGGAGGTCTTTCACGCGATCGAGCCCGACCCGGGCCACGATCCGCATCGCTTCGGATCAAAAGCCTGGCGCAGCGTCTATTGGGAGGCCGGCGCGCGCGGGGACAGCCTGCTGAAAGTGTCAGGCTATAACGAGCAGCCATTCTGGGCGCCGCGCTGGGACGTGGTGGGTGGCGATACTTATGGCCATTGCCCCGGCATGGAAGCATTGCCCGCGCTGCGCGAGTTGCAGATGCAGGCCAAGCGCCGCAACGAGGCGATCGACCAGATGGTCAAGCCCGAGAAGATCGTGCCGCCCGGCGTGCGCCTGACCGGCGAGCCGGGACGGACGGTGACCGCATCGGGCCTGGACCGCGAAGGCGTGCTGATCCCCTATCAGATGCCCTACCAGGCCGTGGCCGCGATCGGCGAGGAAATGGACAAGTGCCGGCGCCAGATCGATGGCCTGAGCTTTGCCGACCTGTTCAACGCGATCACCAACATGCGCGGGGTGCAGCCCCGCAACGTGGAGGAGATCGCCAGCCGCAACGAGGAGAAGCTGACCCAGCTTGGCCCGGTGATCGAGCGCGTGGCCAACGAAAAGCTGCAGGTGGCGATCGATCGCACCTTTGCGATCATGAGCCGGGGCGGGATGCTGCCACCCCCGCCCCCGGCGCTGCATGGGCGCGGCGTGCGCGTGGAGTTCGTGAGCATCCTGCAGCAGATGCAGCGCATGGTCGGCATCGGCCAGATCGAGCGCGTGGTCGGCTTTGTCGGCAATCTGGCCGCGGCCCATCCCGACGTGCTCGACAAGATCGATTTCGACGAGGCGCTGGACGAATATGCCTGGCGGGCGGGCACGCCGGCACGGATCATGCGCCCGGCAGCGCAGGTGGCGCAGCTGCGCGGGCAACGGCTGGAGGCCAGCCACGCCGCGCAAGCCGCCGCGCAGATCACCCAGATGGTGCCGGCCATGAAGGACGCGGCGGCCGCGGCCGAGCTACTTTCGCGCGCCGACGTGGGCGGCGAAAACCTGCTCAAGCGGCTGATCCAGCCGTGAGCCTGGCCG